AAGAAGTCTGCATCGCCAATGAAGAAGATGTGCTGTTCAGCAAGATTCTAAATCTAGAAGAAAACAGTTGGAAGGCAACTACGGGAGCGTCAACTTCTACAACCCATATTTCCTTATTTGTCTTTGTTTGACCAGTAATAGCCAAAACATCTATCCATTGATTACAGGTAGCAATTCTTAGAGCCTCTGTAGTGGCAGAACATTGAGCAAACGGAATAGTAGATTCTGTGATAGAAACAAGACCCAAGACAGGAACTCCGCTGTACTGCATCGCTGTAGTAACATTAGCCGTCTTCGTGGTCGAAGAATTAATCAACGCTGTTCCGTCAACCTGTAAATCCAGCGTGTCAATTTCAACTCCAGCGTAGACATTGCCAGCCGCAACGACATTTCCGTTTACGATTTCGGTAGCCTTTCTCACATATGTGCAAGCGGTAGGCGAAGCGGTAGGAGTGGCCGCTGTGTACATCACATAGGTGAATGTAAGAGAAGTAACAGCCGTGACCTTAAATGAGCCGTTGTAACCCGTGCCAGCACCAGAAATTAACACAACATTGTTTACCGCAAGCCCGTGGGCGGCAAGCGTGGTTACAATCACAGTAAGACCATCACCGCTGGTGTAGTTGCTACCAACGACAGCCGTAGCGTCATAGGGAGTTACGATTAAATCGCTATTGGCGGTGGTATTTACAACAGAAGTCGTGACGGCAAGACCGCTGTTTAAGATATCGCCAATCGTGGCTTCTTTGAGCGTACCAGCGTCATTGACAATAGTGCTGTCGGTAGCCTCTAAGGTGTTAGCCGTGATGCTTGGCTGGTCTGTAATAGCCCCGACAAGTATCTGTGCGGAGTCAACCAACTGATTAAGTCGGGTCGCTGTAAGTTGCTGGGAGTCGGCAAATGTTTCGCCTTTAGAAATTTGAGCCATATTATTGTTTGTTTATATTGTTCTTTTTTTGTTGTGTAGCGTAGATATACGCAGAACGAATGGAGGGTCGCTTAGAGTAAGATACAAACTTAAGAATAACGCCAGAGCCAATCTTTCTTACAGGATTGCTTCTGTTGTAGTCCTCAAGTGAAGACGAGCCAAGCGAGTCAACCTTAACGCTTATGTCTGGGTTAAAGACTTCTGCATAGGTTTCAATTCGTTCTCCACCAGATGTAAGGATGTTTGCCTCGTATGAACTAAAGCGTTTATCCGTAATGCTGTTCATTGTATATTGTCTTGTGTCAAGAACAGCAAGGATATCGTTTTTAGTGAAAGAAAGAGGGTCAAGGATTATAACATTAGGGTTAGGATTACCTTGTGCGTCTAACGAAGAAACCAAGATAAGGTTTCCGTATAGACCGCTTGCTATGTTCAGAGGCGTATCTATACCTACAATTGGAACAGGCAGAATAGGGCTTCCAGTAGAAGCACCGAATTCATCGTAGTCTAATTGCTCTGTAAGGAAGATGCCTTGGTAGTTATCTACGATAAACATACGCCTTTGGTTGTCTTTCTTAACGACAATGAACTCTTTAAGGGATACGGATTCTGCTTTAGAAAAAGTGCAAGAGTCTATGCTTGCAAAAAGCCAACCAACACTTGCTCCAAGCCAAGGTTCTACTGGAAATGCAGACCTAGGAACTTGTACTCTAAAAGAGTCACTACTTTCAACTCCTACAACTTTATATGTTCCGCTTGGGACTACATATCCACTTGCAAGACCAAAAGTGCAATTGACATAATCGCCAACAGCAAGTCCGTGTTTTGGAAGCGGAAACTTTTGAATAGTTATTTCGTGAAATTCGCCTGTTGGCGGTATTGTTAATACAGTTGCCGAACTTGCTACAAGTGAATTTCCAGTCTGAACTAGGGTAGGGTAAGTATCTACCGATTCCCATTGTTTTAAGATGAAGTTATATACCAGTACAGTATTGTTGACAGTAGAATCGTCAAGCGGAACGGCAAGGTAGTAACGATTATTCCAATAGGTAGCAACAGCGTTTCCAGCATAGTTTCTGTTTATTCTTTGGATAACATCGTCAATGGGTGCAGAGATAGGGTCTGCCATCGTCAGCAACTTCATCGACTCAGCAGAGGCTGGTTGAGGTTGCAGGAAGTACACGCCATTGTCAGACAGGAAAGACACGCCACCACCCGCTTGAACAACGCTCTTCTTGGCTAGGCAACCGATGTCGGTGGCAAGCGTCTTGATGTAAGAGTCATCTCCAAGCGGAGCACCCGTGACATATCTGTCGTTACCGACAGATACATAGTAGATGCTGTTACGCATAAACACAAGGAACTCGTTAAGAGTCCAAGGGGCAACGCCCACCAGTTGGTCATTACTTCCGTTGTTTACAGAAAACGCATCAGCAACATCCCAGTCGTTATAATCTAAGAAATTGCTGACAGAGACTGTATCGTAGTTTCTGAGAGGATTTGTTTCTAGGTGAAACTTGCCGATAGCAATCAGACGATTGCCATAGTACATCAGATTAGAACAGTTAGGAAATTCTGACCCAGTTCCAGAGGAAGCCAATGCCGTTACTGTGACATTTAAATCCCACTTTAACGGACGCTTATCAAAACCACGGCTAATAAATATCTTGTCCATAGCACTACAGACATCACAGCCTTCTGTAGTGGTGATTAACTCTGAGGCACTATAAGAGCAAGAGCCTAAACCAATTGCCCCGTGAGAGGCAACCGCTGGCATAGTGTAGGTAAAGTCATTTGTAGTTACACTATCAATTGTGAAAAGACCAGAATACCCAGCAAACGAGTTTTCTACATAAACTTTATCCCCGACCAACAATCCGTGAGCCGCAGAGTTCACAGTAACAGTTATGGCATCACTAGATGTAAATGTCTTTCCTGTTATGTGGTTAGGGAAGTAAACCTTAGAGGAAAGCGTCTCTGTCTGGGGGTTATATGTGTACAGCCCGTTGGCAACCACAAGCACGATAATTTCCTGTGCCGAAGGAAGGATGTATGTGCCAGTAGCGTAGATGGTCTGACCTACGATAGAGCCAATGGTTTTGCGTTGCAGACCCTTTCTTGTCTGGGCAACGCCTCTGTCTAATCTGAAGTTCTGAGAACGACTAACAATACCTTGGGGCAAAGAACTAGGGTTGTCACGGCTGTTAAGCCCGACAAATCCTATGTCTCCATCCTTTTGGTATTCATTTGCCATTACTGAGAAATGATAGAGAAGTACACAGCCTTAATCTTTTCAGACCAGCGTGTGCCGACATAAACGCCACCAAGGAAAGTGACTGTAGCGATGATAAGTGTAATCATTGAGGTAAAGTAATCTTAAGACGGGTGAGTTCAGCCTTGAGTTCAGCCTCGGTGGGCTTGTTGATGAGGGTCAGTTTGCCCCAGTACTTGCCGCCAGCGAGGAACTCACGATAGCCAAGGCAGGACTTGCCGTCTTTGACGAAGGCGTTCCAGCCAGTAGCGATGTTAATAGGTTCAGTAGCCATAAAGTTTAGGAGTAGTAGCCTCCAGAGCCATCCCAGTAGTAGTCAGTCCCAGCGTAGTTAGTGATGTAGTCCCCGCTGTTGTAATAAGAACCAACAACACTACTATACCAATAACCATACCCATCGTGGTAGAATTCGGTTGTCGTTCCGTTGTCAAAATAGTTGCCACTAGCAGAAGGCACTTCCGTCTGATTGTTTTGGCTTACAATAAACGAACCATATAAAGTGTATCCGAAGTTTACAGCAGAAGAATAATAAGAGCCAGAGCCATCAGCGTAGTATTCTAGGTCATATGTGCCATTCGCATAATATACGCCATTGATATCGACATAAGAGGTAAGACCTGTTTCAGCAGGAGAAACTGGGATGCTCGTGCCGTAAGAGTCGTAGTAGTTGTCTGAATAGGCGTAAAGTCCACCAACCCCATCGTGATAGTATGTGGTTTGATAACTGCCAACCGAATAAGAAGTCGTTCCGATGGTGACATTATGAGTACCAAACTCTGAGACAATAGTTCCTCCATTTGCCTTGTAAGCGATATTAAACGCACTAGCCCAGTCTAGGTAACTTCCACCAGACCCATCTGCCTTGCTGTAAACATCGGCAGTCTGGTTTGGATAAATAACAGAGTTGACCTCAACCCCGCCCCCGCCCTCCGATTCTGGGTATTCCTGTCCTGTCAGGGTTTCAAGGATAGTTCCAGCCTCTGGAAAGGAAGGAGCAATTCCCCTAGAAAAAACAGCAGAAACCACACCGCCCCCAGACGGGGTGATAGACTTCCCGATTCGACTGAACAGTTCGTTCAGCATTACACTACAGCGGTAGCGGAATGAACAGGGGTAGCGGCTGTGTCAGAAACGGCAAAAATAAAGCCGTTGTAGTTCTCGATGCTGATGCTTTGCTCTGGGAAGAGCATGATGCCAACTGTGTCGGTGTCGTTAAAGATAACTTGAACCTTAGCAGTAGCAGACTGGTTCTGGACAACCACAACAACTCGCTTGTTGAAGGCGGCAGAAGGAAGGACATTGCCTCTGAGTTGAATCTTCGTAGTGCCAACTGAATGATTCAGATGGCTGAAGTTCTTTGTAAAGGGAGTGGAGAATGAGATGTTAGCCATTTTAGTAAGTGTTTGTCATGTTTATCCTGCTGTTCTGACCCTGCTGACGGAGGTACTTGTCGTACTCTTG